GCAAATGATATTAGGGCACTTGAAGAAATGAACAGCATACCTGATGAGGACGGGGGAAACATTTATGCGATTAACGGCAACATGATCCCGCTTACGGCTATCCCGCTAAACTTGCCAAAAGGGGCGCAAAAAGGAGGCTAAACTAATTGAAGACATTAAATGTTGAAGGATATATTGTACGCAATGACGACAAGTGGATGTATGACCTTTTCGGAGTATCGTCGATAACACCGAATGATTTGAGAAATTTTTTAACAGATGCAAACGGAGATGAGATAGAATTAAGAATTGACTGTTTTGGGGGGGACGTTTGGGTCGCTTCTGATATGTACTCAGACTTAAGAGACTATAAAGGAAAATCAACATCTAACACCATTGGACTTTCCGCATCTGCATCCACTGTTTTGATGTTAGGATGCGACAAAGTTATAGCTTCTCCAACAGCCCAATTTATGATGCACAACGTACAAACGGGTACGCAGGGAGATTACCGAGATATGGAACAAGCAGCAACGTTTCTCAAAAACGCAAATGAAACAGTCGTTAATGCTTACGAGATAAAAACAGGAATGGACAGAAGCAAGCTTGCTGGAATCATGGACAGTACAACATGGATGACGGCACAGCAGGCAAAAAGCCATGGATTTATCGATGAGATATCTCTCAAAGAAGGTGAAAGCCTTTCAGACTTGCAAATCTCTGCGGTTATGTCCATGAGTAGCCGTGCTTATGCCGTTGCATCGATAGACACGATGAAAATGCACGAATATGCAATGAAATTCAAAGGGGATCCAGAAAAACCAGCAGAATTACTGAATGAGAACAGGGGCGAAAGCGAGCCTGTATCAGATAAGCCAAAAGAAGAACCCGAAAAACCAGACCTATCCGCACAAACGGCGGGGTTCAACAAACTAAAATTAAAATTATTAGGAGGTTTTTAGGAATGGATGGTAAGAAATTAATCGAACTCAAACAGGAAAGAGCCACACTGGTTACTGACATAAGAAATAGCATGAACGATTTCGAAGGTAAGGAAATGGGAGCCGAGGAAAAAGCCACACTTACCAAGAAGGAAAACAGGTTTGACGAAGTTAGTAGCATGATCCTTAAAGAGGAACTTCAACTCAGCAGAGAAAGGCAAGTAGGCGAGAAATTAAACGATGACGACAAAACGAAAGACAAAGGCAGAGTTGACGAAGTACAAGCGGCTTTTAAAGACTATATCACGACCGGGAGCGCGACCGCATATCAAGTTTACGACGCCTTACAGCAGGATAATCCGACACAGGCCGGTTACCTAGTACCGCCTGAACAATTTGTGAACGAGCTAATCAAAGAGTTAGCTGATGCTACTTTTATGCGGCAAAAAGCCAGAGTTCTCCCTCCATTGAAAAATGCACAGTCCCTCGGATATCCGACGCGCACCTCAGGGATGAGTTCTTTTGCGTGGGGAACTGAAATTTCAGCACCTACGCCAGACGCTAGCCTGGCATTCGGCAAAAGAGAATTCAAGCCAAATCCTGGTACCTCCGAAATCCTGATCTCTAAAACCCTTATTCGCAACGTGTCGAATGCCGATGCTCTGATCCGTTCAGAAATTGCGGAGGAAATCGGAGCTGAATATGAAACAGCTTATATGACAGGCGATGGTTCAGGGAAGCCGCTTGGGCTATTTGTTGCGTCCAACGATGGCATCCCAACTTCGCGTGACGTTTCGGCCGGCAATACGGCTACGGAAATTAAGTTTGATGGCTTGCTGGAAGCAAAATACAGTGTCAAGAAAAAGCATCAAGCCAATGCTGAATGGATCTTCAACCGCATGGCAATTAAACAGCTTGCCAAGTTGAAAAACAGCGATGGTCAATATATCTGGCAGGCGTCCGTCGTCTTGGGTACCCCTGATTTACTACTTGGCCGACCAGTGAACGAATCTGAATATGCACCCGCTATATTTACCTCCGGCCTATACGTCGGACTGTATGGAGACCTAAGAAACTATTGGATCTGTGACAGCTTAGCAATGGAAATCCAAGTGCTCATGGAGCTTTACGCGCGCACGAACCAAGTGGATTACATGACGCGCATTGAGACAGACGGCGCACCTATAATGGCTAACGCTTTTGCAAGAGTTAAACTTGGCTAAATTAATCTATAGGTGGCTGCTTCGGTGGCCGCCTAAATAAAAAATTGGGGGTAACCAAAATGATTGAATCCTTGTTGAAAGCATCAAAAACAGATAAGGTCTTAGTCGCTACAGCCGCAGGGACAGACGACACCCTATCGGGAGATATTCTCGATCTACAGGATTGCGACAGTGTAACAGGCATAGCGATCTTGGGTGATGTTACTACCACATCGGTGGTAACTCTGAAAGCTTACACCGGAGACGAATCGGCGCTAGGTGATGGAGCCTATGAAACTGTAAACGCAACGGTAACGGCAGATGCAACAAGCGCAGACAACAAGCTGCTTATCCTTGATGTTGTCAAGTCGGGTAAAAGGTATTGTCGCTTTGACATTGTCAGGGCAACAGCGAATGCCGTGGTTGATGGGGTTGTTGGGATTCGGTATAACTTCCGAACAATTCCGACTACGCAGAGCACAGATGTTGTTTCGAGCAATATCTCAGTTAATTAAATAAATAATGGGAGGTAGAAAAAATGGCAATTCCAGATGGATACAATACCCAGCCAATTGTGGAATCGTCGGAGCAGATGACGCTGACAACGAATTCGCAAGTACAAATGTAGTTCCAAATGCCGACGGGTCACTATTAGAAAGGATAGAAGACGTTAAGGATACTGTAAACGCAAGTGACGTGCTTCTCGGGACTATTGGTGATGTTGCCGGAACTGACACTATAATAGCCTTGCTAAAAGCTATTAAAGTAAAGACAGACACAATAGTGTAATGAATAGGCGGCCTTCGGGTCGCTTTTCCTTTGGAGGGTAATATGTATAACTTAACACTAAAGGCACCTCCTGAAACTGAGCCTATTTCACTTACAGAAATCAAGGATTATTTGAAGATCTCTGACTATGCAGATACATCGGCAGGCCTGACGATTGAGGAATCTATCCTGATCGCAACTAGAACGCCTGGCACAGTAAACGGAACATCAGTTATTGTCTTGGGTTATGTTGCGACGGTGGAACTAAATGTCGGTACCATACTTGCATCCGGGACGCTTGACGTAAAGGTACAAGAGAGCAACGATGATGCCACATGGATTGATTGGTATAGCTTTGAACAAGTGACCCCTGTAGCCGATAGTCAGACGCTTAAAATTCAATACACCGGTGATAATAAATATATTCGAGTAGTCGGGGTGCTAGCAAATGCGAACGGTGGCTATGCAGCTAATGTTATCTTGAATCAAGGTTATTCCGCCGAGGATGTTTACCTAACAAGTCTTATCACAGCAGCAAGAATTTACTGTGAAGAGTATCAGAACAGATGCTATATTACGCAAACCTTCGAGTTAGCGTTACCTTATTTCCCCAGCGAGATTGAAATCCCTAAAGGCAATCTGCAGACAGTTGACAGTATAACCTACAAGGATAGCGCAGGGACGGTTGTACCCTTGGTAGCGGAAACTGACTACGTGACCAGCATACGGGGGATTGTGGGTAAAGTTGTACCCGCGTATGGAAAAGCGTTTCCATCGTTTGTGCCTTATCCGTTAGACGCAGTAGTCGTTACATTCACCTCCGGATACGGCTCGGCTTTAGATGTTCCCGAGACAGTTATACAATCCTTAAAGTTATTAATTAGTCACTGGTTTACACATAGAATACCATTAGACCAAGCGATGGGGAGTACCAAGGAAATTGATTTCACACTCAGTGCTTTATTGTGGATGAATCGTATTGTTAATGTGTAAAAGGGAGTGGTAGTTATGATTAATCCCGGAGAACTGACACATCAGATAGTTCTCCAAATTAAGTCTATTTTTCAGGATAATGAGCTCAATGTAATCGAAGTCTGGAATGATTGGAGAAAGATATGGTGTAAACCCATACCGAAAACAGGCCGCGAGTTCTTCAAAATCCAAACTGTAAATTCCGAGATCACCGAGGCCTTCAAAATTCGCTACATCGCGGGCGTAAATCCTCATCAGCGTGTAAGGTTCAGGGGAAATTTACTTGAAATCATCGAGGTGATCAATGAGGGAGAGAGGAATAACACCTTATTATTAACTTGCAAGGGGGCTATTTAATGGCATCAATCGAGCTATCGGGCATGGATGAACTACTTGCTCGGCTCCAAAGGACAGCTCAGAATGTCAGCGAGGTCAAGAAAAAAGCACTCATGGCAGGAGCGGAAATAATACGAGACGAAATTGAAGCACGCGCGCC